TGTATTCGTTTAAATCTTTATCAAAGTAAACAAGACTATCATCAACAGCTATAACAACATATTTAAAGCCATTAATACAGCCATTTAGCCTCTTAAAATTAGATCCTAAGTATTTGTTTAATCTATTTAAATCAATCATTTTTTATTCTCCATTTTGTAGACTTGCATATATGCTCCAAAGTCTATTAAATTATCACCAGTATTTTATATATTATTTAGGTTGCTTTATTTTCAAGCAATCTAATGTTACTAAAATGTCTTGTAAGTTTCTTGTATGTTTGCAAACATTCACATCATTATTAATTAAATATTTTTTATGTAAATATCTGTTTAATATTTTGTATGCTATTCTTACTAAGTAATATTTCATTTTTAAAACCTCTTATTTAATTGATACTTAATTTACATGATATGTAAAGACTTTCCTAACATTATTTACAATTAAATGAAATTATTTTAAATTAGTTACACAGAATTACAATATTTAATGGTTAATAGATCACATACATTTTCTAAGATTAGTTTAATTTCCTAACAATATTTAACAATTATCCAAGCTTTATTTTCAATTACAAATCTTTTTAATATGCAAGTCTTTTTATGTAACAATTCCAATACTGATTCTGAGAATCAATCTCAATTACATGTCAATAAATGATACTGATAATGAGATTCAATCTCAATAACCCCTATAAGAGGATACATTCTGTTATTAGTGCTCAGATAGCATTCCTCACAAATAGTGTATACTAAGTTTTAAAAAAAATATCATGATAAGTTTGAATATAAGTTTAAGAATTGGTATATTATTACATGGATAAAGTCTCAGAATTGAAGAAAAAGCCTGCGAAAACCCTCGCAATTGACTATTGTGCATATACAACCCTCACAAATAAAGAAATAGCTAATAAGGTAGGTGTTTCTGTGGAGTCTGTAAATAAGTGGAGGCAAGATCCTAACTTCATTGATGCTGTGTATGATAAGTATATGTTAAAGTTCGGTTTAGAGCTTCCTAATATCTTAGATGCTGTGGTTCGTGAGGCTACAAGTGGTAATATGGTTGCTGCTCGTTTAGCTTTGGAACATAGTGGAAAACTCGTTAAAAATATAAATATAACTGTGGACTCTCCATTTGAGAAGTTCTTAAAGGCTGTGCCTGATGCTGAAGAGGTGGAGGATGCTGAGTTTGTTGATGTTGGTAGTTTTGATCATCTTCCTGAAAGAAAGCCTCAGAATGCTGCAAAGGTTTATAAAAAGAATCAGGTTGCTACTAAGGAGGCTATTAAAAAGGCTGAAAGGAATGCTAAACAAAAGGTTTGGTATCAATGGAGGCAAAGAGCCAAGAAGGTTGGAGTTGAACCTTTAACTTCTAAAAGACCTACTCCTGCACAAAGAAAAGAATGGGAATCTAAAATTATAGAGGCTGAAAATGAAAATTAATGGCAAGTATTATACTGTAGATTGGAAAAAGTTTAGAGAGGAGTGTGTTGAGAATGCTCCAGATGGTTATAAATTTAAAAAGAATGAAGTTAAAAATATTTATAGAAGTGCTGTAGGTATATATAAGAAAAAAATAAAGGAAAAAAGACTAGCTAATTCCCATTAAACCTATCTCGTTAGTACCCATTTCATAACAAATTTCATCATATACATCCCCAGGAATTATAATAGGAGAGTCTTGATCTTCTATTTCAAACTCTTTTATATACTTGTCCATTATTCTCTCAAGAACTGAATACATCTTTAGCATTTTTTTATATTCTTCGTCTGACATTATTTAGATATTTTCCATTTAGATTCTATTGACTTACTAATTTGGTCTATCGTTTCGTCTGCAAGCTTGTCAAGATTAACATCTTCTAATCCTATATTAATAAATTCTCTTTTAGGCATTCTGCCTACATCAGGATATACTTTGTCTTTTTTCCCATCATTATGTGCAATACTATAATCCATCATATGAATACCATCTTTTTTAACTTCCATACTTTTATATAATCTGCCTGTTTGTTTTAAAGGGGTATCATCAGAAGTAGCTGTCACAAGACTTCCTCTTGGAGGGTCGGGAAACCAAATACCTCTTTGCCTGTTAATTCTTCTTACATCTGATAATCTTCCTTGGTTAGGAGCACTATATTGACCATATCCATGATTATTAATCGTGTCTCTCATAGATTTTACAGCTTTTTTACCAACTGCATCAAAAATTTTCTCAAAAGTCTTATCTAATTGCTTAACAGCCTTAGAAAAATCGAAATTAACTTTAGTTTTAATCTTCCACATTCTCAACTACCTCAACTTCAGTATTTTTCTTGTTTTTCTCTATAATTTTCTCAGCTTGTGCCTTAGATAAGTCTTTATTATACTCCATTAATAGATCTACTTCGTCTAACATATGATGTTTTAGTCTATGTTCATCTAATAATATCTGATCTTGTACTGTTTTTGGATATTCAGGCTCATTGAAGTCTAACATTAGCTTATCTGGAAGATTTATATTGTTATAAGCAGCAATTTCTTTTTCAATATAGTATAATTCATGCTCATACATCCTCCAAAGCTCTAAATCGTCTTGATAATCTTCAAATCTCTCTAAATCTTTGATTTTCAAAGCGATGCCCGAAGGAGTTTCACCCCCATCTTGTGCAAATTGTACATATAAGTGGTTGTTTTGTGCTACTAAGTCTACCTGGAACTTAATATTCTCTATAACTGACTCGATATTACCTGCTGGAGATACAATTCCAAAACTTGCACCTTCAGGTAAGTCAATTATCTGGTCTGAACCTGCTCTTTCGATTCTTTTATCAGAATCTACTCCAGTCATGAAAGGTTGTCCAAACATTTGGAATCTTAAACCTAATTGCATCTCTGTCATAGCAATATTTACTTGTTCGTTACAATCTACGATGTCATTAGCTCCATCTACAAAAAATTCGTCTATTTGTTCCTCTCTGTGAGTAAATAAGAATGGTAAAACACCATATCCATGCTCATATTCTTCAATTATGTTACCATCTTCATCATAATGAGCATAAATTGACTCATCCCAGTAAGCCCATTCACATTTTTCTGTGTAAGATACATCATCAGGCTGCATTAAAAGTGGATACATAATAGCTGATGGAGTAAAAGGGTCTTTTAAGTGGACATTGAAGTAATAAACAGGTCTATAATCAAAATAAGGCATTCCATTTACTTCTTTATATATAATTTGTGTTGCTACAGTCCCCATTAAGCGAGTCATTCTTTCAACATGCTTCATTCTAGCATCTTTTTTAATAGTAAGCAGGTCATATTGCTTATTTACATTACGATTAGCTCCTACTGTGTAAATCCTACTCATTTTATTAACAAATCTTCGGGTAAAGTTAGCATTATAGCAAGGAATTTCTCTAAAAGCACTCGCAGAAAAATAATCCTGTATATAATCATGTGTTCCATTGCCACCATAATAGTTAAGCATTCTACGAACCCATTGCCTTCTCTTTTTTTGGTTTAATTGCTTAGCATCAGATACTGATTTTGCTATAATGTCTTCAACTGTCGTGTTTATCATCTTGTCCTCACTTTAAATTCTCGTTGTTTAATTGGAAATCTGTTTATAAAAAAATACCTTATCATATCACAACCATGGTCGTGAAAACCATCTTTAACTGGATCTGATTTTAAATCTGACCCCTCTTTTTCTTCTGGATAACGATAGTTCTCTAAATCTGTTATAATGCCTTTGCATTTTTTATTTATATGAAAATGCCTTTCTCCTTGAGCATTTTCTATAAAACTTCTTACATGGGTGACACCAGAAGCTATACTCCTTGATGTTTTATCTCTTTTAGTATTCACAGTTATCCCATGTTTTCTAAAAATTTCTATATCTCCGAGCCCTGATTGCCCTTGAGCTTGCATTCCAGCAGGGTCACCGAAATATTTTAGGACATTATACTTTTTTGCCTTAATTTTTAAGGCTAATTCATCTGTTTTCACATTTTTTTGATGTATTATCTCATCAATCATTTTTATATGCCATATTCCACCAACTCTATAAACTTGAAACCAGCCAACTGCTGGCATTCTGTAACCAAAATCAATAGAACAAAAAGTAGGTAAGTTAGGATCGTATTTATAATCACCTACATCCAAATCTCTTTCAAAGGGGTATACTTTCCCTGCAAATGAAGTAAATGCAGCACCATATTCTTGCTGATACACCTCTTTAGCCATATTTCTTTTTCTTTCAAGAAGAAATTGGTCTTTTTTACCTTTAGGGAAGGCATAATGGTTGTCCCAAGAGGGAGCTTGGTGAGATTCCCATAATTCATCGCTTTGCCCAAGGAGATACAAGTCATAAATCCAATTAAACCCTTCAGGTGTTGTGATAAAAATAGCCTTCCCTTTTCGGTCAGACAAAGTGGGAGATAAATACATATCCCATATTTTACTTTTAACTTTGGCAGCCTCATCAATTATTAACAGATCTAATCCTTCTCCAACCAGAGAATCAGGATTGTCTGCTGACTTAGCCTCAACTACTGTGTCCCATTTAAAATGTATAAACCTGTCTTTCTCTGAAGCTCTTTTTATATCATTCTGATGTCCAATAACCATCGTTTTCCAAATTTCCCTAAACATCAAATCTGCTTTATCGTAAGATAAGCCAACTAGCCATATCCTTTTATTGGGTTGGGATGCATAATATGTTGCTTCCATAGCAGATGCAGTTGTTTTACCAAACCTTCTCCCACAAACCATGACAAAAAACCTTGCTGTTTCCTTGGTAGGATAGTGCAACTTACTTTGACCTAAGTGTGGCTTGTAATTCATGTAATCAAACCACTTTTCTTTATAATTTTGTAGTGAATTATCCAAAAATTTGCATTTTTACCTGGTTTTAATTTAAGTTATCTATTAGAATTATGCAAAATTATGCATAATTCATTTATTTTAATATAAAAAGGAGGACAGTATGTCCGAAGATAAAACACAAGCAACGACAGAAACAGTTAGTGAAAGTCCTGCTACAGAAACTCCTCAATCTAGCCCAAATGATGAGTTGATTGCAGAAAGCAAAAAGTATAGAAAAAGGGCTCAGGAGGCTGAAGCTCGTTTAGCTAAGTATGAAAAAGCCAAATCTCAAGCAGAAGAAGATAGATTAAAAGAAAAAGAAGAATTTAAAACCTTGTATGAACAGGCTTCTTCTAAAATCGAAAATCTAACTGCTAATGCTGATAAATGGTCTAAGTATGAAGAAGCTAAAAGAACAGCTTTATTAGAAAGTCATCCTGAAGAAGAAAGAGAATCTTTATCTAAACTAGATTTAGAAACTCTTGAATTTGTAACTAATAAAATTAGCAATGTTAAACCAAATGCTCCTGAACTTTTAGGTAAGGCTAGACATAATTTACCATCTAAGCCTTATGCACAATTAACAGAAGACGAAAGACGAGCAAATTGGAATGACATTGTAAGAAATTTTAATAAAAAAAATTAAATTCCTGAAAATGAAGGCATAAAGCAGTTGAAACAGGAATAACTTAGGAGAATTAGACAATGGCTTTAACTGATCCATTGGGTTCTAATATACTTATTGGTGGTGTACAAGGAAGTAGCACTCTTGGTGCTAATGCTGATACTATCGGTGATCAGTTTGTTCCAGAGGTATGGGGACAAGCAATATTAGACTCTTTTCAAAAAAATACAGTAATGACAAAAGTTGGAACTGATCTGTCAGGAATGGCAGCACAAGGTGGAGATGTGATAAATCTTCCTCATGTAGGTGTTCCTATTGTTAAGGCTGTAACTCAAAATGCTGAAACAATTACTATGGATGTTTCAGGTAGCGATACTGCTACTACAACACAACTAAAATTTGACGAGCATTATGTAGCTCCTTTATGGATACCAGATGCAGTAAAAGTACAATCTACATATGATTTATTTAGTTTGTATTCAGGTCAATTAGGATATGCTATTGCAAAAACAGTAGATAATTACCTAATGTCTACAGTTGCAAATGCTTTATCAGATGTGTTAGGTAGTGGTGATGGTGTTAATGCAAACACAACAATGAATGTTGATGTGGCTGCTTCTTTAACTCCTGCTAACCTTTCTTCACTAATGGCTTTAATAGTAGGTGAAACAGGTAGCACAGATGGCTGGACTGTTGTTTTAGGTAAAACAGCTTATGGTGCTTTAGCAAACTCATCTAATTTTGGTAATGCTTTCTCACAAGGAACAGCAGAAGCACCATTAGGTGGACAGTTTGCTAATACTGGAGTAGCAGGTAATTTACTTGGTATGCCAGTTATTGCATCTAATAGTGTTTTCTTAGATGATGGTGCAGTTGCTGCAAATGCTGAAGCAGGTATCACTAAGGCTTGGACAGGTTTTGACACAGGTTCAGGTGGTGGCGATACTGACGATGATGATCTATTAAGAGGATTCGCAATACATAATTCTGCTTTGTATTGGGGTATCCAATCATCTAATGTTAAAAATTCTTACCAACACACATATATGTCAGACTTAGTTTCTGCTGATGTATTATATGGTGCTGTTGCAAGATGTGCTGACTCAGCAGGTGATCGAAGAATTATTGCATTAACTGATAGTTTAGACTAATAGTTAGTAATGATTAAACTATAGGGGGTGCTTAATGTACCCCCTATATTAAACATATGAACTTAATAGAAAAAATTAAAGAACACGAAGGTTTTAGATCTACTGTGTATAAATGCACAGAGGGTTATGACACAATTGGATATGGCTTTGCTATTAAAGATTTATATTTAGACGAAGACATAGCAGAGCTTATTCTAGTTAGAAACTTAGCGATTTTAGTAGAAAGAATTAAAAAAACATTCCCATGGGTAAAAGATGCTCCTACTGAAATACAAGATGTTGTTGTTGATATGTGTTATCAACTAGGAGTTAATGGGTTTTCTAAATTTAAAAAAACAATATACTTCCTAGAAACTGAACAATATGAAGAAGCCTCCATCGAGATGCTCGACAGTCTTTGGGCTAAACAAACTCCAAATCGTGCACAGGAGCTAAGTCAAGAAGTAAAAGCAGTAGCCTCAAATTAGGAAATTTCCTACCTTTATACTAAATTAATATCAAAAATACAAGGAAAATATATGGCTTTGGGAGATAAAGGAGTCGTTAAACGAGCAATCGTAACTCCTGACAAACATTTTCCTCTACATGATGTCAAGTCTATAAATATCTTATGCAAGACTATAGAAATAGTTAAACCAGATATATACATAGACCTTGGCGATGTAGGAGAATGGGAAGCATTTTCGCATTGGAAGTGGAAGAGAAAGAAGAAACCACCATTAGAATATATATTACCTACCTTAGAAAAAGATGTAAAAGATGTTAATAAGGGTATGGATCAGATAGATGAAGCACTTGATAAAGCTAATTGCAAAGAAAAATATATTACTGAAGGTAATCATGATAATTGGCTTAATATGTTTGTAGGTAGCTATCCTTACTTAGATGAATATATATTTAAAGATGCAGCAAAGCTTGATGAAAGAGGATATACATATTATCCTTTTGGCTCTCACCTTAAAATAGGGAAGCTATATTTTTATCATGGACATCAGTATGGTGGTCAGTATCATGCAGCAAACCATCTTAGAAAACTAGGATGCAATATAATGTATGGGCATTGGCACGACTTACAGCAACATTCAGCTACTCATATGGATGGGGCTAAATCAGCCTGGAGTATTGGTTGTTTGAAAGATATGTCTAAAGAAAAGAATGCTTGGCTTGACAATAGAAGTATAAATTGGTCACATGCATTTGCAATAGTTGATTTTTTTAAGAATGGTTTATTTACTGTTCATATAATACAGATTATAAATGGCAAAACAAGTTTATGGGGAGAGTTAATAGAAGGATGAAAATAGGTGATTTATTATTACTCAAAGGGTATATAAATAAAAAGCAACTTCAGGGTGCATTAAGAAGACAATCTGAAGAAGCAATCAACTATGATAGAAGTGTTCCCCTTGGTAAGATCTTAATAGAGTTGAAGTATGTTACAGTAGATGAGGTAGCTGAAGCATTAAATGACCAAAGTAAAAAACAAGAAGTAAAAGAGGAAAAAGAACCTATGGCACATAAAATCGGTGAATCAACAGCATTTCAAATGGATTTAAAATTTCTAGTTACTATTGGAATAGTTTTAGTATCTGCTTGTGGTGTATATTTTACGATAACAAATGCAGTTGAAGACAATACTAAAGAAATTAACAATATAAAATCTATGGGTGATTTAAAGATTATAAGCTATAAACTAGAGGAGTATGACGAAACTTTTAAAGATTTAAAAGCATTAAATACTACTCTTAGTCCTTTAGCAAGTGATTTAACTCATATTAAAACAGAATTAAATAAATTAAAAAACAAGAAGATAGATATACCTGAAGTTGATTTATCAGGTATTGACGATTGTAAAGATAAGTTAGATGCATTAGCTAGCAAGTTAGATGCTTTTGAGCAGAGGCTTACAAAGGTAGAAAAAAGTTCAAAAGGAAGGTTTTAATGGTTTATAAAAAAAAGATAAAGAAAAAAAAGAAATCTAAATACAAAGTTACAAAAAGGAGAAAAAAGTAATGTTTGGTGGAAGATTTAAAAATTATATTTCGTATGTGGCTGCGACTTGCAGTCTTGTTTTTGGTGGCTTCTTTGATTATTCAACTTTATATCTTAGTGGCACAATGGGTACACCCTATGTAAAAGGAAATCAGGTTTTAGAGGATGATTATAATTATACAATAGGTTTAAGAAAAATAGCATTATTCCCCTATCAATCAAGAAGTAGATTTTATAAGGGGAGTGAGTCATCTTTAGCAGACAAGGCAGTTATAGGGGCTGTAAATGGATGGGAGTATTTATTTAAATATTCAGATGTTAGAAATAGAAATAATGAATTTGAAGATGCAGAAGTTTGGATTAAATGGAGTAGTGATAAATTTGTTGCAAAAGGGAAATATGTAAATAAAGAAAGCAGAGATTTAGAGTTTGCAGAGTTAGATTTTAGATATAGAAAGCATTTTTGGTTTATTGACTTTACGACAGGCTTTACAGTTAAAGGACATCCAGTATATGGACATCCTGCTTATGAAGATTATGATGGATATTGGTGGGAGTTAGCCTATGAATATGGTTATGAAGATAACTTAGTGCCTATAACAGATTTAAATGAGAATGGTATAATAGATGATTATTACCTCTGGATTGAAACAGACCCTAAAACAGAAGAGGGTTACTGGACTTATTATTATGAAGAAGCTGATTACTTTTGGACAGATGCTGACTCCAATGCAGTTGCATATTCTGATACAGAGTTTTACGAATATCATATGCCAGGAATTATAGAGCAATATAATGAAGATAATAAAATTAAAGAATATCAAGCAGAGTTATATCAAGTAATAGGCTTGGATATACTTATAGGATCAAGAGATACGAAATTTTATTCTCATATCTGGCTTAACTTTTTTCCACAGTCTTATGGTTTGACAGATAAGTCTTATAAAGGAGAAGATAACCAATATGATATAGGGATGTTATTTGGTATGAGTGCAACAGAGAAGATAGGATTGTTTTTAGAGGGAACGAAAGTAAGTTTTTATGGTAGAGAAGAGAATCATGTTTCTACAGGGGTTAATTGGAAGTTTTAAATGAATGAGATGACAGTATTTTGGTTAGGTTTCTGGGTTGTTTTTTTAGTTGGATTATTGTTATTTTATGCTAATGGAATCATAGGAGAATAAATGCTACAAGGTATGATAGCCAAGAAAGTTATTGATGTAGTTCTTAAAAAGATTATGGAAAAACATAATCTAAATAAACTTCAAAAGTATGTTGAGGAAGATAATGAGCTTGATGTTCAGATGAAGCAAGCTCAAAAAACTATAGGTAAGTTAGGTAAGTATATAGAAGAATTGGAGAAGAATGTGGCTGCTTTAGAGGTAGACTCTCATCCTCCAATATTTGAGAAAAAAGATTATAAAAATATTTTAAAAAGATTAGATAAACTAGAAAAGGAGAAATAAATGTTTTCATTTATAACAAGTAACTGGGAATGGTTTTTATTAGGTTTATATGTTTTAGAAAAAGGTATTAAACTAAGTCCATCTAAAAAAGATGACTTTGTTTGGGATATGGTGTTAAAACCAATAGTGGATAAGATTAAAGGATAGAATGCCTAAAAGAAGATCTAAGATACATCTTGATGAGTTTGAAGTTAAGCGAAAAAACCCTATAGAGTTAGGGGATGATTCTAACTTAGCTTCAGACTTCAAGCCTATTAAAATAGGTGGAGATCCTACTATTATAAATCTTTCCAAAACTGAATTAGATATTAATGGCACTTTAAAGGTTAATGGTGATGATGTTCAAACAGGTTCTGATGCAGGTGCTACCGAGTTAAATGAATTATCTGATGTTACTTATTCAAGTGGTGATTTAACTATTGATTCATTAGATAAAATTGTGACAAGTGGTAATTTGATTATTGATACAGAAGGTGATATTGAATTAAATGCTAATGGTGGTAATGTTTTTTTTAAAGATGATGCTGCTACTTTAGTTGATGTTAATAATTCAAATACAAAGTTTCATAATCCTAGTGATTCAGGAGATTATTGCACTATTACTGTTGGTAACAGAGGAGAAACAGCTATTGCAACAGAAGATAGTACTGATAGTGATGCAGGGCATCTTACATTAAGAGCAGAAGGAAGTGTTTATTTAGACCCTGATACAGGAATAACATCACTTCAAGATTCTACTTTATATGTACAGGAACAAGCCAATGCTAATGCTGATAATGCAGGATATGGTCAAGTATGGGTTAAAAATTCTACCCCTAATGAATTGTGCTTTACAGATGATGCAGGTACTGATTTAGTGGGGGTTGGTAAATATCAGTATGAAACTAAATTTGTAGGGTTTTATGGTAGTTCTGTTGCTTATGCCTACTTACCTATTACAGGATATATTATTGAAAAAACTTCAACATCATCTAATAATGAATATATATCTTTTGTTGCACCTATGAATGGAACTATTGAAAAGTATGCAGCAAGAACTGAGATTTCACAATCGGGGGAGCACAGCTTTAGAGTTCTTGAGTCAGCCGATGGAACAGAAGTGCCTGGCACTATCGTATACAGGAAAGATTATACACCAGCAGATTATGCTGATGACACTTATTTTGAGTTTGATAAATCTTCTCCTTCTGTGGGTAGCGACCCTCCTGCTTTAACAAAAGGAAGAATATATGCTATTTATGTCAAGTTCCCAAGTAATCCATTAGATACGAATGTAACTTTAGTTTTTAAATGGGATTTGACAAGTTTATAAAAATAAAAGATTTAAGATAGTTGATAGGAATATAAATGAAACAAGGGGAGCAGATGGATTATAATGAAAAAATAGAAGAGTTAGAAAATCAATTAAAGGGCATTGAAACTGCTTATATAAAGTGTATGGGTACTATAGAATATTTAAAAGCTGAAAAGAAAAAGGCTGAAGAGGGGAAGAAAGATAAGGGTAAATAATGGCTAGTTTTACAGATAAAAAACTAAGTGAAGTATATAAAGATATATTGCATACTGATAATTCTAATACAGGCATATCTACAACTCTAAAACAAATTAAATGTGGAGATGGAGATGCTACTTCTGCATATGTTTCTACAAGACAAATGAAAGTGAGCCCTGTCTCTGATACTACAGAAACTTTTACAGTTACTGATAGCGATTCTAATAATTTGTTTTCTGTAGACTCTACAAATGATTTAGTTAAGTCAGGCAGAGGGCAACATATAGCTAATACACAATATGCTTATTTTGGTATAGGTGCTGATGCTCAAGCTCTTTTATCTGCTAATACACATTATGGAATACCTTTCTTTGGTATGGTTAATAAAATTAGTATGTGGGATGTAGATTTTGGAACAGGGACAGATCCTGATACATCATTTACTACTGCTAATACTTCATCTCAGTATGGTTCTCAGTTAGCAGGTATGTTGTGGTATGTTCCTGATGATATAACTATTGATGCAGTTTACTCAATAGAGGGGGCTGATGCAGCAACAGGTGATACTACTCGTATGCACCTATATTCTTATACATTTAATAGTGGTTCTACATCAGCTTTAGCAGATGGAACATTATTAGCACATAATTCAGATGTGACTAATGCAGGTAATGAACAAGCATATAAAAGTACCTGGACAGTAGATAGTGCAGATGTAGCAGGGGGGAAAGTAATTTGTGCTTTCTTTAGAAGCGATAGTGTTAATTCAGATTACACAACAAATATAACAGTAAAATATCATTTAAGGTAAAAAGGAGA